GGGCCTGGGCGATTGACCTACACTTGGCAGCAGTACGAGTACCGTGACCTGACGATCTGGCCTAGCCAGCTATTCTTGCCGGATCACTTTGCAGGACTCCCGTACAACGGTAGAGGGCCGGTTATCGCACGACAAGCCTGGAACAGCACTAGGGGGAAATGGTGATACTGTTCATCGTCACTTCTGCTATCAACGGAGATCCAGTTCGCTTGCAAGAAACGCTGGAGACGTTTGAGAGCATTTGGAGACGTTGCCCTACCGCTACCATCTGGCTGTGCGAATCGTCGCTTGTAGAGCCTTCTACGCAGTTCTTAGAGGCTATTCCTCGCAGGGTAAAGGTAATCCCGTTCTGGTTTGAGGATTTCGTCAGGAGAGTTCACGACACAAAACGTGAGATTGCGTTCGTTAAGAACGGTATTGAGATACCGCTGACAATAAAGGTTTTGCAGACAGTACCTAACCGCTACAGTCATGTTTTTAAGATCAGCGGTAGGTATGTACTTACTGACAACTTCGACTTATCTGCTCATCCTGCTGACAGAGCTACGTTCAAGCATGTTCTGCAAACAGGCTATCCGTTAGAAGTTGTTGGGACTGACGGGATGTTGATGACTCGGCTCTACAGTTGCGGCTATACCGCTATCCCGAAAGTCATTGAAGCGCTGGAGAAGATCGAGCGATTCTTCTGGAAGCAATGGGATGAGGGTAGAGTGTTTGACATTGAACACGGTTTCTGGAAGTTTTTAGACCGTGACATTTTGAATCAAGTCGGTACAATAGGGGTTAGAGGCAGAATCGGGCATTTAACGAACATTGTTGAGGATTAGCCATGCCGATCACGAGCAAACAGCAACAACGGCTGATGTATGCGGCTGCTGGCAGCAAGAAAGTAGCCAAGCAGACTGGCGTTCCGATGTCGGTGGCAAAAGAAATGATTGCCAAGACTCCAAAGAAAGCCTATGCCAAGATGCCAGCGAAGGCCAAAAAGTGATTTGCCCTGTCGCAACCCAAGACATCAAGCTTAATCTCAAGAACCGAGATTGGGCTTTCAAGAACGTCGGCTACGGGCCTGCGAATCCTCTCGACGAGAATGAGGAATTCTGGGCGGCAAGGGCTGATGAGTGGCAGTGTGAGCCTGAAGATGCTAAGGAGATGCGATGCGGCAACTGCGCTGCGTTCATCGTCACTCCTGAAATGATGCAGTGCATCGAAAGCGGTATCGGAGAGGAAGAAGGCAACTATTCCGCTGATATTGCTGCGACTGCAAAACTTGGTTATTGCGAACTGTTTGAGTTCAAGTGTGCTGCTAACCGTACTTGCTCGGCATGGCTAGTTGGTGGGCCGATCAAGCAGCGTATGACGGAGAGGCAGCGCAATACTATTCGCATGGCAAAGATGGAATACAGCGATGACAGCAGCATGGACGAGGAAGGCGGGGAAGAATCCTAAAGGTGGGCTGAACGAAGCTGGTAGGAAGTCTTACGAGCGAGCCAACCCTGGGTCTGACCTGAAGCCTCCTGTTAAATCAGGCGACAATCCGAGAAGGGCGTCATTCCTTGCAAGGATGGGTAACATGCCTGGGCCTGAGAAGGTAAATGGGAATCCGACTAGACTCCTGCTGTCCCTGCAAGCCTGGGGAGCCAGCAGTAAGGCTGACGCTAGAGCCAAAGCTAAAGCGATCAGCGCAAGAAACAAACGGTGACGTATGGACATGAACCAGCTTCTTCGTGCGCTTGGATTGCAGCAGGCGTATCAGGCTTACCAAGAGAACATTGGTCAGCCGTTCGCTAATGTTGCTGGGCCGTTTGGCAGGGGATTGCTTGGGCTGGATAAACCGGAGTACGGAGAAGAACAAGCGTACAGGACAGGTCAAGCTGTCGGCAATATGCCTGCTGTTTCTGCTCCTGTCGGAGCGTTCAAGGCTGCAATGCAGGCTCCTGGACTGCTTGCTGATGCTACGCAGATGGCGAAGCAGATAGGGCCGGAGCTAGCTGGCTTGCTGGGGCTGACAGCGTTTCACGGTAGCCCGCACAGGTTTAGCAAGTTTGACGCTTCCAAGATTGGGACGGGAGAGGGAGCGCAGGCTTACGGGCATGGGTTGTATTTTGCTGAAAGCCCAAGCACTGCTGGACAATATAAAATGTCAACTGCTGCAAATCAGTACGATACGTCAAGCGGTATGATAAGATCATCTGATTTAGTTGATGCGATTATTAAAAATTCAGGACAATTTTCTCCGCAATTACGATCAGCATATGGAGCTAAAGCTAATGAAGTAGTCAGAGACTTGATTATGGGTGAAACCCCGCAATCAATAGCGAAGTCAATTAGAGAATCAAAATACTCAAATACATACAAAGGTCTTGCGGATGCTGTCGAATCATTAAATCCGATTAAGGCACAAGGAAAGTTGTACACAGTAGACATCCCAGACGAGATGATTGGCAAGATGCTGGACTGGGACAAATTATTGAGCGAACAGTCTCAAGCGGTTATTAATGCACTACAAAGCAACGGATTAATTTCTGATGTCGAAAGAGTTGGTAGTGTTGCTGCTGAGAAGGTTAGGCAATTAGCGCAACAACCAAGAGTCGCAGAGTGGGCAAGGCGTGACCTAATGAAGGATGCAGAACAATTACAAATATCAAAATCTCCAAAGCATGTGGCAGGTGTGCTTAAAAGAATGCAGATGGATTATGGAATTAGCCCTGACTCTGGGCCGTTTTCTAATGTTGCTAATGACTTTTTGTCATTTGTAAAAGGTATGCAAGCGGTTCCAAATATGGATACTGGTGGTGGAGCGATCTCGTTTCTGCGAGCAATGTACGGTAACGCTGGCGCTTCGCAAAAGCTGCGCGAAGCTGGTATTCCAGGAATCCGTTATTTAGACCAAGGTTCAAGAGATAGCGGCAAAGGAACTCGCAACTTTGTTGTATTCCCAGGCGAAGAAGCCGCGATAAAGATGCTAAACATTGAGTAAGCATGCTTGTTGATGTAAACCCGTTTTGGCATTGCGTGTTCGATGATTTCTTCGCTAATCCTTACGATCTTGCGAAAGACTTCCCAAAGCCAGACGATCCCTGCTGGTTCAGCTACGATAACCCGCTAGAGATCAAGAAAACCTGCAACAACTGGCATGCGTTCAAGCCATCAATCTATCAAGCGTTTACAGGACTGCTGTCTCCTGACTTCACGCAAGCTATCTGCAAGCTAACGAACGCTGAACTGATACCTGATATCGGGCTACATGGCGGCGGGTTACACCAGCACGGCAGGGGTGGCAAGCTTAACGTCCATCTCGACTACAACATCCATCCAAAGCTAAATCTACAGCGCAGGCTTAACCTGATCGTCTATCTGACGCCAGAATGGAAGCCAGAATGGGGTGGGCATCTAGGGTTGTATTCAGACAGGTCAACGCTGGTCAAGAAGATTGAGCCTAAGTTCAACCGCGCTGTCCTGTTCGATACAAGAGGAAGCTGGCATGGACTGCCAGAGCCGATAACCTGCCCAGATAACGTCACAAGAAACAGCCTCGCTCTATACTATTTATGCGAGCCAGAAAGCACAGACGGAAGGAAAAGAGCCTTATTCGCTCCGACAGAAGAACAGGCTAACGATCCTGAGATTAGCAGGTTGATATCAGAACGTGCTAGGATTGTCGCGTAACGTCAACACGATGACCCGGAAGGAATCGTAAAGTGGAAAATAAAATACAGAATGGGAATTTGAAGCGGCAAGGTAGGGGCAGGCCGAAAGGTTCTCCGAACAAAGTACACGCAAGCATGAAGCAAGCGATTGCTGATGCCTTCGAGCAGTTGGGTGGAACGCAAAGAATGGTCGAGTGGGCAATGGAAGATCCCAAGCACTTGACCGAGTTCTACAAGCTGGCAGCGAGGTTGATCCCTGTCGAGACGCAAGTAAGTGGCGCGAACGGCGGGCCGATTCAGACCGTCCTAGAGGTTGTCGGTGTTGCGAACCAGAGTTGAGCTACCGAACAAACTCCTTCCGCTGTTCCAGCCTAAGCGGTACAAGATCCTTCACGGTGGGCGGGGGTCTGGCAAATCTTGGTCAGTTGCAAGAGCGTTAGTCACGCTTGCCGCTACTAAGCCGATCAGAGTGCTGTGTGCCAGGGAGACGCAGAAAAGTATCCAAGAGTCAGTTCATCGTCTGCTGAAAGACCAGATTGACATGCTTGGACTTGAGCATCTGTATCAGGTGCAAGAAAACAAGATCATCGGCACGAACGGCTCAGAGTTCACGTTTGCAGGCATCCGTCAGCAGGGTGTCGTAAACATGAAGTCTTACGAGGGCACTGATATCTGCTGGATTGAAGAAGCGCAGGTAGTTACAAAAAAATCCTGGGATGTGCTGATCCCGACTATCCGCAAGCCTGGAAGCGAGATCTGGGTGACGTTCAACCCTGAACTCGACACTGATGAAACCTTCACGCGCTTTGTCGCACATCCTCCAAGCGAGGCATGGGTTTGTGAAGTCAACTGGTCAGACAATCCGTGGTTCCCGCAAGAACTTGATAAAGAGCGCCGAGACTGGCTAGACCGAGATCCAACTGGCTATCTGACAACCTGGGAAGGGAAGTGCCGACCTGCTGTCGAAGGTGCAATCTACGCTTCTGAAATTGAGGCTGTTCAGCGAGAAGGTAGGGTCAGAGACGTTCCCTACGATCCGCAGCTAAAGGTTCACACTGTCTGGGATTTGGGTTGGAACGACTCGATGTCGATCATCTGCGTTCAAAAGGTAGCGTCTGAAGTCAGGATCATTGACTACATTGAGGACAGTCACAGGACGATTGACAGCTACATCATGCAGTTGCAGGATCGGAAATGGTCATGGGGAACCGACTATATCCCGCATGACGGAGCGCATAAAGACTTTAAGTCTGGACGGTCAACACAGGATCTCATGCAGTCGCTAGGCAGGACGGTTGACGTATTGCCGCGAGGGAACCCGGAGGAAGGGATTCGGCTGGCAAGGATGGTATTCCCGCGGGCATACTTTGACAGAGATCGTTGCATGGAGTTGGTTAACCATCTAAAGCGGTATCGTAGGCAGGTAAACCAAGTCACGCAGGAGCCAGGAGCGCCACTGCACGACGAACATTCTCACGCTGCCGATGCTTTCCGTTACCTTGCCCAGTCACTTGATTTAATGTCTAATGACAGTTGGGGCAAACCAATCAAAGCTAATACCAGGTGGATCGTATGATTATTGCCCAAGGAAATATCGTATTACGCAGGGATTTTGATGCGCTAGTACGCGAATTGCAGGAGTTGCGTCAGCGGGTAGAAATGCTGGAGCAGCAGAAAGAACCGCAAGAACCGCAGAAGCGTAAGTGGACT